TTTTTAACTATGAATTTTTTCGCTTGTCTATTCGTAATTTTAGTTAGCGTGTTAATCTCATCATCTATTAATTTAATATTAGGTTCAAGGTCTAAATCTTTGAGTGATATCATAACTTTGTTTATTGTATTATCATCATTATAATTTTCTATTAATAATTTTAATGCTTCTAATCTACTTTTACGTTGATAATATAATCCATATTTACTATTGAAAAATCTTGATAACTTTACTACTAAATCTCTTATTTTTTTATATTTACAGATTGTAAATACACGTTTTAAAACTTTGTAATATTTTTTCTCTTTCATTAATTCATTGGCATCTGCTCTTACTATTTCTACCATATCATTTACATCAATATCTGATGGTAAAAAATAATTTACACTTAATTCAATAAAATCATTTAATACTCTAACAACATAATCTAATTTAACAAATTTCACATTCTTGTATGCTTTTGTAAATTCCGCTTCAGATGGTGGAGAATAGAATTTAGTTTTTGTTTTTTGTCGTTGTATCTTCATCTCAATAAAATACATATTTTCATCCTCTATAGTTCTCTTTAAAATTTTATCAAATTCTTCAAATGCACGTTTTGGATTAGTTTCTTTTATTTGACTAATTAAATCATAATCACCAAAGTATGATTGACTTCTTAAACTTGCCGTACCAATTAATTGTATATTTTCATTACTAAATTTTAATTTTTTCATAAAATCATATATTTCTTGTCTTTGTTGTTTAGCATTTAATATATCCATATATATTAGATGATAAAATAATTTTAATAATACATTTCATTTTTTTCTTCTCTATAGTTTAATTGTTTTCTTTTTCCCATACCTTGAATGGTCTTTTTTTGTGCTTCATCTATTTGATTATCTATTGATTTACTTCCGTGATTTTCTCCTTTTTCAATCTCCATTTTTCTTAATTGTCTTTTTTCTTCATTTCTTACTGATGCACCTTTATTTAATAATGATGCTTGAGCGAGTTCTTGACGATATGCTGTTGGTAGTCCTCTTTCTCTATTTAATCTTTGAGGTATTTCAACTGCTCCGCCTCTCATTCTTCTTCTACCTCTACCAGTATAAAAACCAAAATCTTCTGCTTTATTTTCAGCGTCATATGCTTCATCAATTCTTAATTTACCTGTTACTGGATTTACTTCATAAATATCATATTGACCTAATTCAGGGCGTTTAATGCCACGTAATTGAGGATGCTTTTTAAGTAATGTATTAATTTTTTCTTGTAATCTTTTTATATCTTGATATCTTGTTTCTGGCATTCCATTAAGTTCATCTAATAAATCATAATATTTTCTGGCATATGCTGGCATTTCTTCTTCACTTATTTTTACAGTATCACTTGGTGGTTCTTCAAATGTTTTAAAATTTGGATGTCTTTCTTCAAATGTTTGAAGCATATCAATAATATCTTCTATCATACTATCATATACTGCTTTCTTTTCATTTACTTTAATTGGGTCTTCAGAATTCAATGCTGTATAATATTCTCTTTGTGCTTTTTTGAAATCATTATTTGATTTTCTTATTTCTTCTAAAACTCTGTTTCTTGTTGCTGGACTTTTAATTTTATCCTGCACGTATCTTTCTAATTTTTGTAATTGAAATTCAATTTCAATTGCTCCACTTACACCTTCTTCAGGCACTCCTTCTTCAATTCCTGTTCTCTTTTTAGTTCTTTCTAATCTTGCTTTTAATCCTTTTTCAGTTAATCCAATTGGTTTCTTGTCAGCATACCATTGATTTCTTAATTCAGTCATATCATTTCTATCAACTGATGTACCAATATCAGCAATTTGAGTAACAGCATCAACTAATGGATTTAATTTACCTAAATCATCATTTAACTTTGATAATTCATTTTGACTTGGATTTTCTTCTTTTATAAAAAAGTTTGCATAATTTACTAAATTATTATATGTTTCAACAACTTGTGAAAAATCACCAACTTCACGACCTTCATTATATACATCAATTCTTGCTTCTAATGCAAGTCTAAAAAGATTGATTAATCGTTGAACGTTATATTTAATACGACCTTCAATAGGTCTTTTGGATGTGTATCCTTCAGGTGATAATGTTACTTGTTTAATTTGTCTCTGCATCACCTGCTTATTGATATTTAAATCTTCATCTAAAACCTCTCTTGTTTGTTTTTGAGCGATTGACATCTTATTATATATATATAATAGATTATAATTTTCAAAATATTAATATTAAATTAATTAATATTAGTATATTATTTATTTTCTTCTTGATGCTTCAACCATTGCCTCTTTGTATGACATTGATGGGTTTTCTGCTCTAACTTTTTTTACGAATTCAATCCATTTAGAAGCACCTCCAGATTTACCAACACCTCCAGATTTACCAACACCTCCAGATTTACCAACACCTCCAGATTTTCCTTTACCAACATTACCTAATCTTGGTTTTCCTTTTGATGGATAATTTACTCCTTCACCTCCACTCATTCCACCACCATATTGTCCTGTCATTTGTTGAGGAAACATTAATTTACTACCACCAATTTCACGTTCAACATCATCACTTAATTCTGCACCTCCACTTTTACCAACACCTCCACTTTTACCTCTACCTTTTTTTGGCATTCTTGAATTTGCTACTTCATATACATTATGTCTAATATGACGACCAGCACCATTTAATTCCATATCTAACCTTCTTGCTTTTCCAGCATTAGAATTAAATAATCTTGTTGAAACAGGTTGAGTTAATCTACTTTCAGGCATTTTACCTAATGCTCCGCCACTTCTACCAACACCACCAGATTTACCGCCACCTTCAAATTTTATTCCTGATGATAATGAATGACCTTTAGGATATCCAATGTATGCAGGATTTCCTAATCTACTTCCGCCAGTATATGATTTCATACCTTCAGGAGAACAGGAACGAGTATTTGAATGAGACATTGGCATTCTACCACTACCAGTTATCATTTTACCAATAGCACCAACGGCGTGAGGAAGTAATGCACTCGCAACCATTGGAAGAAATGGAAGAAATCCACCTTGAAGACCACCACCAGAAAGACTATTACCATTTTCAAATTTTATTTGTTTTTCTAAATTAGCAGTGATTTGTTTTGAAATTTCACGATTATATTCATTGTCGTAAGGCATATTTATATACTATAGATTATAAAATAATTTTAAAAAATAATTAATAGTTAATTATTTTTTAAATTATAAAGTAAATTCTTTTACATTAAATGTTTAGCAAGTTTTCCACCAGATTTACCATATCCTAAAGCACCTAATCCAGCACTTGCTACTTTAGCAACAGGATGATTTACTTGTGATAAAGCACCTTTAGCGAGAGGTGCGAGATAAGGCATTGCTTTTACTACTGTGCTTCTAATCTTATCTAACATACCACCACCTACGATACGTTCCATTGAAGAAGCATTTACGGCAGATTGAGATGAGGCATCTAATACATCTTGTTTAGAAAGTATGCCTGTAAAAGTGGATGATGTTCCTTTTTCTGTTACTAATACACCACTATTTACAACTACCATACATAATTCAGGGGTTTGAGTTGCTCCATAAATTGCAGAGTGAGAACCCCATCCAACTAAATTATTGTATCTCATACGAAGAGATACTTGTAAATTGAAATTTCCGATACTTCCCAGTATCACCCTATGGTTTCCCATAAGGACAGACTATACCTTAAGCAATGATATAAATATCATCACCGACCGCCGTTTCGTTTTATGTATTTCAAACCATAAAACGCCCCAGTCGTTGCGGGAGCATCTTTTACTTAAAAGTAAGATGCTTTACCCACGGATTACCTAATTTTCATCATTATTACCATACCGTTGTCTATTAAACACGCCATTAATACATTTCTGTATTAACTTGGTAGATGAAACTCTAAAGGACTTCCCGTTAATGAGCGGTCTCGCCTGTTGTATCAGCAACAACAGACTAACGAAGCATTACTGCCCGTTATTTCCCCCAGAAGTTTAGGGGCATAATAATCTTCAACTAATTGAATGTGTTTTCCAAAATCTAATATAATTAATGAACCAGCAGTACCTATTTTATATGCGGTATCACCAATAACGACAAGACCATTTACATTTTGGACTGTACCAGCGGGATATGGTGCTGCGGGATATGTGAAACCACTATCTAAAAATCCATTAGAAGCAACACCACAGAATTCATTCCAAGTTTGAGGATTGCCTGCCTCCACCGACATCTCCCAAATTTGTCTGCAACTTGCTGATGCAAGCAGACCAGCATTATTATTGAACTGAATTGAAAGGGCATTATCACCATCTAAAGACCAGAAACAATCAGTATCATAAGGTTGTTGTAATCCCATAGGTTTTCTTACCATCAATATGAGTTTATCGGGGATTTGATTGAGTTGAATGGTGTTAGAGGTGATAGTTGTTGATGCACCAGAAGCGATAGCACTTTGTCCTGTGGTTAGAAACCTTGGCATATCTAAATACGGCACGACATTTCGACTACTCATTAGGTCTGATGGATGTGCTGTCAAAAATCTGAATTGTAATGTGGAATTAGCGAAAGAGTTGATTGTTACAGTTGAACTATTTGTACCAGTTTGAACGGGTGTAATATTTTGGAACGCAACACGAGAACCCCATCTAAAAATTCTATTAGCATTACCAACGTTAAATACAAAGTTTAAGTTTTGAACGCCATAAATACCTTGGTTATTGGTTTTAGGATTTCCAAAAATCCAAGGAGAAATTAAAAGAGGTTCAGCAACTGTAATTGTTAATACGGCAGTTCTTGTAGCAACACCATCACCAACGGTATTCCAGTCGCCAGTTAAAGTATCTAATTGAAAACTACCTCTTGGTTCATAATCTGTATCAGTTGTGGTATTCCATCCAGCATTTACATAATAAATAGGAGTAAAAGGAGAACCTGCAGGAATATCCGCTTCACCAGCATAAGCACCATAACTATCAGGATATGTGGGGCAGGCGGAATTTTTTAACATATCATCACGATAAGATGTTACTTTATTTAAATAAGGTTGAATATCACGAATATTTGTTGAAACTGTGTTGTTGTTTATAGTACATTGGATGGTATTCATTGCTTGTTGGAGAGGATAAGGGGCGAAAGCATCAAAGAGACCATATTGAAGTAAGTATTGACCGACTGCGGGAATACCAGATAAAGTAATTTGAACTGTTGATTGAAATAAAACTTTACGTGAGATTACGGTCTGTTCTGATGGAACTTGAACGTTAAAGGTGATAGCACTTGTATTTTGAGAAACTGCTCCAAAAGAGGCAGGTGTAACATTTTGCCCGCCCTTGAAAACTGAATACCCAATATCATCAGTGGTTTGCAGAATGTCGTCTTTTACGAGGACTTTGTGAAAATCTTGCGAGGACATATTTATATAATATATATTATAAATTAATTTTTAGAAAAATTAAATTATAATCAAAATTAAAGTTTTTAATAAATTAAAACTAAAGTTTATTTAGACCTTGATTAAATGATTTTCTTCTAAATAATATTTTAATAGAGGCAGAGCATCCAGAAGGAAGTTGTAAAGGAATTAAATTACTAAATCTATCTTTCCAGAATGCTTGAAGTCCAACTGAAGCGAGTGGCGAATTTTGAATTAAATCAAATAGACGATATTCAGCACTTGGAGTATATTGAACGGTTGCATAATAATTATCAGCAGTAAAATCAGTTAAGATACCAGTAATATTGTTATTATTACCAGTTGTTAATTTTAATGAACCAACACCAAAAACAACAGGGTCGCCTGATAATGAAGCATTTACAGGAAGTAATGATGAAGTGAAAACTATTGATTTAACAGGAGACCAAATTGATACAGTTGAATATTCTTGAGGAACAGCATTCCAAGAAAAAGTATTAATTGTTACACGATTAGTATTTTGTGCTTGAGTTTGATTAGAAATTCTATATTCATTATTGGTTATTTTTACAACAGGTAATGATGAGAATAATGTATATAGTGGAGCATTCATAGCAACATTTATTACACCTACCCATCCAGCATTAATATAAAAAGTTGCTTTTTGATTGATGCTATCCCACGTCATAAATGGATAATTTGTATTAGGTAAAACGCCACCATTAGCAACATAATCAGATGATGCACTTTGTAAAGCATTATTCACCATTCTAATAAAATCAATATAATTTTGTTGCCAGTAAAAAGGGTCATAATATAAACTTAAATCACTTGCAAGAACTCTTGATGCTGTTGGTGTTGCTACTGATAAATCTTGAGGGTCATAATATAAATATTTATTACCTGTAATAGTTCCTAATGCATTTGATATTTTAATATTATAAATTGTTTCTAAAGGGTCTGCTTGTCCTAAACGAACTTGAGGTATCACAACAGGTAATGCTACGGTATTAACTTGAAATCTTACTATACTTAAATAATAATCACTTGGATTAGATAAGATAGCATTTTGACGAATTTCATCAAAACTTAAAACAGGTGCTATTCTTGATGGTGTTGTATCATTATTAGTAATATCTAAATCAAAATAAGCGTGTGTGGGTTCTAAACCTTCTTGATTTTGTCTATCTCTTGGATTTAATGGAATTCCAGAATACATTTATATATAATATATTAGATTATATTTTTATTGAAAATTATAATTTAATAAAACTAAAGTTTTATTAAAACGGCGATTTTTACTGTTTTAAATCTATGGATTTATATCTGAAAAGCACCAAAAAGATATTTACATATAGAATAATAGTAAAAATAACGTTATTTTTACTATTGCTTTACGTGTAATATCATTATTAGATGTAAAACAGTAAATATATTGTAAAAATCCGCCTTTTTAGAAACGCAATAATAGGGATTTATTATAAAATCAATGATAATTTATTAATTCCCTACTTTTGCGTCAAAATAAAAGAATATATTACTGCTTATCTTATTCATTTCTTTACTATATTTTAAATATCGTTGTATTACATCACCATTTTTATAATACATTGTTTTTTTATTCTTATCAATTCCTTTCTGCACTTCTATGTTATCTAATACCATCATTAACTCTTGTCTCTTATCATGATTTACTTCGTCCAATATTTTATGTCTCAACATTAACATTTCATCATCCATATCTTTTAATACAAGTTTATTTAAGTCTTCGTTAATCTTCTTTTCGTCATCATAAACTGCTACGAGTGATTTAGTGAAATTATCCCAAAGAATGAAACAATTCATATATATATATAATGTAGATATTTTTTTGTAAAATTAATTTCTAAATCTAATTATATATATAATGTTAAGAATTTACAAGAATGGTAAATTACAGGGAGGAGGTGAAGAAGAAGAAAAAGAATATTTAGAAAGTAGTGATTTTAAACATCGTCAAAAGTTAGGGCAATTTATGACACCTATGAAAGATGTTAATAATGCTTTTCGTGATATTCCAATTAATATAAATGATAAAGTTTTAGAACCTTCTTATGGTACTGGTAATTTTTTAGATGGTATCATCAAAAGAGGTTATAAGAATATTACAGGAGTTGAATTTGATACTGAATTATATAATAAATTTAAAAGTAAGTATGAAAAGAAAGGTGTGAAATGTATAAATGGAGATTATTTGATGACCGACTTTACTAATCAAATGGATTTAATCATTGGTAATCCACCATATTTTAATTACGGTCAAGCAGACCATCCAAAACTACCACCAGAAATTAAAAAGAAATATAAAGATGTAATTGGTGGTGTAGTTGATATTTATGGATTATTTTGTGTTAAGGCAGTAATGGATTTAAAAGTTGGTGGTATATGCTGTTATTATATACCATCAACAATTTTAAATGCTAAAAATTTTACAAAGATAAGAAATTTCTTGCACGAAAATGTTAATATTGAAAGATGTGAAGCAGTTAAAGATAAAGATTTCAAAGAGACCAAAGTAAGCAATTTAATGATGTTTCAATTTAAGAAAACTCAACCAACAAATGATTATACTTATAAAGTTGGAAAGAATTTATATTTTTCATTTGAGAAGACACCAAAAGGAAAAATATTAAACATTGAAGAAGGTGTTGAACGTGTCGGCGATTTATGCAAGTTTAGAAGTGGTAATTATGAATTTGATAAAATCAAACATATTAAAGATGCTTTTAGTGATAAATTAATTAAAGGAGCAGTACCACTTATATTTGGTGAAAATTTACGTGATGATAACACTATTGATTTAAATAAGAAATTAAAAGGTGTTAGAAAGCAATATATGATAAAAGATAAATTCAAAGCACCAACTCAAGCACCTATTTTATTAACTCGTAGAAGTATTGGAGCAAGTAAAATATGCCCTTTTGTTTTATATGAAAAAGGTGAATTATATGTTGAAAATCACTGCTTATATGCTGTTGGTGAATTAAAGAATTTAAAAAGAGTTCAGAAAGCATTGAATAATCCTGAATATAAAAAAGAATATTTAGATACTATTAAAGGTCGTAGTATATCAACGGCATTTTTAAATGAATTACCTGTTGATAAAGATGATTTTGAAGAATTATTTGTTGAAACAAAACAAAAGATGACTAAATTAAATGAAGAATATAATCAACATTTAAAAGAGTTTAAACCTAAAATAGATGTAATGATGAAAAAATATAAGAATGTAATTTAAGCACTATATAATATATCTCTTGCTCTTTGATTATGAACTTCTATTTTTATTTCTGGTTTTGGTGTTGCTTTTGGTGATTGTATTTTTTTTTCATAAATTTGAATTTCATCAATACCATTAGCAATTATTGGTTTTGTTGCTGTAATATTTTTAAATTTCTTTTTGTATGTTTCAATTACGCTGTCAGGTATATCAGGAGCAATTTCTTGAATATGACTTATTTTTTTTCTTACATCATCTAATAGTTTAGAAGCATTTATTCTTTGTTCTTTTGGTAATGCAAGTTCAACCTCAACCATTTTATATATTTTTAAATATAATAAAGCAACCACACGATGACCTTCTGATTTAGCACTAAATTTATAATAAGATATTAAGGTTGATAATATTCCAGTAAATACACTTACACCACCTAAAATTAATGGATTTATCATTCCACCTGTAGCACTTAAAAATCCAGTTAATGTTTGTAATATTATTGATGGTATCATCATCATATCTTGATTTCTTGATGCTATTTTAGATGCTTGATTATGAAGAACAAACATAGATTGTGCTTGTTCGCCTTCTTTTTTTATAACTTGTTCTAATCCAGCATTCCATTCAATATTTTGATTTTCTTCCATATTAATATATTATATATATTAATATTGATAAAAATGTATTTTAAATTTCTCATCATATAAACCTATATATTTTCTTTTTTTTTCATCTCTATAGATAGCAATACAACCATATAAATCACTTATTTCATTTAATATTTCATTTAAATCTCTATGTGTATGATAAATTAATTTATTTATTTTTGTTTTACATTTATTTAAACCATTAATTTTTGAATTAATAAAAGCATCTAATCCGTCCATATTATAGATTAGATAATTTATATTCACTAAATAAATCTTTTTTAAATAAATACATTCTTGCACGAAATCCATCACCACCTTTACAATCACGATGATATTTTCTATCAGTTATCATTTGTTTTAATATCTTTACTGGTATTTTATAAACTTCATAAGGTTTATTATCATATAATACATAACAAAAATAATATTCTGCTATTGTTGCTCTAATTCCTGATGGTTGATTATTACATTCATATTCAATACAAATATTTCCAGTAATTCCTGCAAGTAATTCACTTTTAACTTCAATATATTGTTTTTGGTTATTTTTTGTAATTAATATATCCCATTCTTTTACTTTTCCTTCGCTCACCTGAACCTCATCATAATCTAAATATTTCAATGTTTCTTGTTCGTATTTTTTACCTTGTGATAGACAATTGTCAAAATTCGTCATATATATAATAGAGTTAGATATTTTTTTGTAAAACTTAATAAAAATCTAAATATTTTTTTTTTGTTCTTTTTTTCTTAATCTATACAATCTATTTCGTTCTGTATAAATTTCAATATTTTGTAAATAGTAATTTCTTTTATAATTTTTTATATCGGTTGTTTTATCAATCGCATTTTTAGGTACTTCAATTGGTATATCAATTTTATCATTTTTGTATTGTTTATCTAATTTGTCTAATGCTTCAAACATTTTCATTTTATATATTAATTTATATATTTTTAATTTCTTATTTCATCACTAACTATTTCATCATAGGTCATTTTTCTTCCACCTTTAAGTTTTTTCATATATTTAAAATAGTCATTACCATTCATATTATTTTTTAACATTTTTAAAATTCTATTTAATGCGTGTCTTCCACAGGTTTGAATTGTAGAACATTCACTTTGATAATCAACGTTATTATAAAAAACTGGTAGAGGTGAATTATCTAATAAATTAGTTAAATATTTATCATCTATTCCTAATGATAATTCTTCTTCTAATGTAGTCCAATGTAAAGGATTATCTATTTTTTTACCATAACTATCAAATACTTCTATTTTATCATCATATCTTAAAACTGCGACCCAATGACCGCTATTAGGTGTATCTAAATATAAAATAAATGCATAATCTTTTGGTTTTTTTAAAAGTTGAGTTATACTTTTATATTTTTTTAGTTGAGGATAGGTGATAATTTTAGCATCAGGTAAAACTTCACGTATATCATCATCACCCATTGGAATTTTTTCTATTTGTTTTATAGTATTCATATATATTAATATTAGAAATTAAAAAACGGAAAAATAGGGATTTATTAATTTATCAATGATTTTATACTAAATCCCTACTTTTGCGTCGCTCACCAATTTATATTTAAGGCGAGTTGATTTGGTGAAAATCTTCCGCTATCGTTGATTTTGCTATGACTTTTATGAAATCTATTTCTTGCTTGCTCTGCTTTCTTTGGGTCAGTTAATGTATAAATAATATAATCCTTATACCCAACACGACCAAATGGTATATTATCATATTCTAATTTATGAATTCCATCAGTAGAAAAGAATAATAGTTTTGGGTCATACCCTTTTTGTTTTGCTCTATCTTTTGCTATTTTTAGGTATTGTTTATGGTCTATTTTTAATTTTTCTAATTGATTAAAAAATTTATTACCTCCAATTATACGACCAGCACCAGAACCATTATATACATTTATTACTGTTCTTTTATTAGCATCATCATTATTAGTTTGTATATCAATTGGTTTTCTTAAATTATTATTTTGTGATGGTTGAAGATAATCAACTTTTTTATTATTTTTACTTGCTTGATATCTATCTTTAGTTATTTGTTGTATTCCTGCATCATTAAAATCTTTATATGCTGTTCCACCTGTTTTACTACTTTCAAAAGCACTCAATAAATGACCTTTTAATCTATCAAATAGTGATGGTCTTTTACCTATCACTTTTTCAATAAAATTTTGAGGTTTTTGTGTTTCAACTGTTGATTGTGGTAGATAACGACCTAACATACCTAAAACATCATCTTGATGATATTTTCTTTTTATTGTAGTATCTGGTGGTGTGAAGAAATCTTTAGTTTGATATGCTGGATTAAATGATAAACCACTTTTAATTTGTGGAAAATCTTTTTGTAATTGGTCGGCGACTGCTCCGCCTAAACTATGTGCTGTAATATAGATGTCATTTCCATTAGAATATTTTTGTATGGCATCACCTACAAATTTTTTATCTTCAATATATCTATTACTATTATTTAATGTATTAAATGGTAGTGCTGTAAAATTAGTTTTCCAATCTCTTAAATCAGCACTACCTCTAACACTAATTACAAGAGTATTATCATCATTCTTTTTATATATTTTAATTGTTGGACTTTGGTCTATTAATTGATAATTAGGTGGTACTGAACCATCATAAGCACCTTTAGCAAGTTGATTAAAATCTCTTTCATCTGGTTCAGCACCTGCTCCTGTTTTAGTATTTTTAATATTATATTTTTTAGTTTTTAAAATTTTTTCTGTAATTAATGGTGTCTTATCTTTTTTATTATCAATCATTTCTTTCATTTGTTTTTTAGTTAATTTTTTTATGATGCTTAAAGGTCGGCATAATGGATATTCTCCAAATTTTTCTTTAGTATCACTATTACCACATTTTACAACTTCATCATTATGATAATAATCATTTACTGAACTCCAATTTTGCCCTAACCATTTTTTAGTGTTTCTTTCACCATTATTATCATATTCTCCACCTTCTTTTTTATATTCTTTAACGATTTGCATACTTCTATATGCACTATGTTTTGGGTTTTTTTTCATTACTTTTTCTTTTACTTTTTCATATAGGTCAGGATTAGATGGCATAGCACCACCTTTTTTTTCACTTATACCTATAGCACTCATTTGTTTTTTAGCATTTTCTAAAGGTATTCCTTTGATTGAAAAGCATATTTTAGGATTATCACGCTTACAAACTTTATATCCACCATCGGATTGTTTTAAAATTACAAACGGCATTTTATCTATTATATATATAATAGATAAAATATTTATTAAATTATTTCATTTTTCCCCAAATTAAAGTTATTTCAGGATTTACTACTTGACTTCTAAAATCACTAAATTTTTGTTTTGGTATATTTCTAAATCTGTATGAGTTTTCAGTCTCTCTCATAAATTTATCAGTTTTTGATTTCATTATATTTCGTGCATCTTTTTTTGCTTTTTCTAATGGGACACTTTTATTTATAATTACAGCGTGTAATGCGTATCCATCATTGATATTTTTCTTATTTTTGCCCCTACCACTTACTATTGATTGAACTACATTTTTAATTGTTTCTTTTTCATCTTTATTTAATGATTTAACAGTGTTATATATATTTCTAAATAAACCGCTACCTTTTAATTGTGGGAGTGGTTTTAGTTCATCTTCAATAGGTTTATTATTATTAAATTTTTGAATTACTTTACCTACGAAATTATTTGCTTCACTTCTATCTTCCATTTCTGCAAGTTTTAATAATACTGGACTATTTTCTAAATCACTTATTTCTTTTTCTAATCTTGCTCGTTCTGGTGCTGTATCTTCTTTTTCTTTTTTAATTCTTGCGTTTTCTCTTGCTTCTTGTTCTTGCCACGTTCCATCTGCTTTAGATGATGTTATAATCATTGATGTATTGACTAAACTATATTTCTTATCTTTTAATTCACTAATTTTTTTATTGATTGGTATTGCTTGTCTTTTTAATTTTTCATAATCTTTATTTTGTGTATATGGATATAGGTCTCTAATTTTATTCATCATTTCATTTTGTAAATTTCCAATTAATCCTCTATTACTTTCTATTTCTTTACCAAATTTCTTTAATTTATTTGCTTCTTTTTTATCTAAATCACGACCACCACGACTATCTCTTACTCTCTTATTATATTCATCCATATCTTTCTTATTTTGTGCTGTATCATCTCTTATTTGTTTTTCAAGTTTTAAAATTTCACTTACTAATTTCTTACCACTTATTTCTTCAGTTTCTTCTTCTTCTTTTTTAGGTGCTTCAACTGGTTTATTATTTTTTTTCATTCTTTCTTTTTCTTTAGCAATTCTTTCTTGTTCTTTAGCAATTCTTTCATTTTTATCATCTTCAATTTCTTTATTGGTTAGAACTTTAACTGGTTTATCATCTTCTAATAAAAAATTATTATCTTTTAAATCTTGTTCTAAATCAGCAATTGTTTTATACACAATTTTATTTTTATTATTAAAGGTTGTTAATGGTATGCCTTTTTCTTTTGCTTTATCTGCAAGTTTGAAATATTTTTTTTGATTATCATCAGTTAAATATTTTACATAAGTTTCTAATTCTTTTGCTACCTTTTGACCTTCTTCTTCTAATTTTTTAGTTATTTTTTCAGTTTCTAATCTCTTTTTGGTTTGTGCTTTTGTTTCTTTTTTTGGTGCTGGTGTTGGTACTGGTTTTGGTGCAACTTTTTCAATCTTCTTTTCTATCTTCTGCACCGCCTTCGCAACTTTACCTTTGGGTGCTGGTGCTTGTCCTTTTTTTATTTCTAATTCTCTTCTTAATTCTTCTAATTCTTTATCAGTTAATGCAACTTCATCAGGGTCAGCAATTATATCTAATGCTTTTTGTAAATCATATTTATTTTTTTGAACTTTCTTACCATTTACCTTTTTAGTTAATACAATACCTCTTTTTGTTGCTTCTGCTTTTAATTCTTTTAAAGTTTTTT